GACGGGACAGGAAGCTACGGGAGTTTTGACGGAAAAGCCAAATCCGCGACACCTTCTGTGCTGGAACGTGTCGGGAATGCGATGCTTGGCGGCGCCATTCAGAGCGGCGGAACGTCTCTGGATGCAGTCGGCACGATGTATCAGGCCGGTCAGGGCGGCAGAGATACGCTTTACGGGGAAAACCTAGAGTGGTACCAGCATCAGCTTGAGACGGAAGAAGCAACACTCAAGTCCATGCAGGCCGAGAACCGCGCAAAGCCCGGTACATATAATCTGAAAGCAATTCAGAATCAGCAGCGTATTATTGCAGAAGCGCAGAAAAAGGTCGACGCGTTCAGCCCTGTAAAGGAAGCACAGGAGAAATCCGGAGAAGCGGCTCGGAACCTTGCGGCGGATGTATCGAACATCGGCGCGAAGAGGACTGAGCAGGCGAAGGAAGGGGCAAGTGCACTCGGCCAGATGGCGCTCGACGCGCTGTCTTCTACGGCACAGATGGGCGTGGACGCAGCGGCAAACGCGGCGCTTGGAACACCTGGCAGCATGCTTCCATTTGCGTTTCGGGCGTTCGGCGGCGGCACGCAGGAGGCAAGGAGCGAGGGCGCAACACTCGAACAGCAGATGGCGTTTGGCTCTGCAATGGCCGCAAAGGAAATCTTCACGGAAAAAATGTTCAACATTGCCGGACTACAGAATAAAGCGTACGGCAAGGGCTCTGTAGACGATTATGTTGAGAAGGCAATTTCCGGGGCAGTCGACAAGCTTGCAAAAACAGAAACCGGGCAGCGGCTTATCGGCGGCGGGTTGACGCTTCTGGGCGGCGCGGCTGGCGAAGGTCTTGAAGAGCTCATCGGCGACTGGATGGAGTGGCAGCTCCCTAGAATCTACAAAAAAGACCCGAAGAGCGCGAAAGAGGTTGCGCAGGACTCTATCTACGATTTTCTCGTTGGCGCGCTTTCCGGTACGTTCGGAAGTCTGGCAAGCCCCGGAAATATTCTGAACTATCAGCAGCCAGGAAGCCAGACACAGGGACAGAGAATCGTTGACCCGACGGCGAGCCCTTGGGATCAGGCGATGCTCGATACATACCGCGGTGTGCAGACGCCGGAGAATGTGACGCAGGTCAGAGAGCCGACGGAGCTGGACAATATTGTCATGGCGGCTATGAACCAGAATAAAAATACTTCTGCCGATGTGGCAGAAGTAGAGAGCACGGCTGTCAATGATAATCCTGCGACGCATACGCCGCAGGAGATGCAGGTCATAGAAGCTTACAAAACCAGCGTCAACGACAATCTGAGAGGGTTCATTGAACGAGTGCGCGGGCTGAAAGATAACGGATTCCGAAGCAAAATCCGAACCGAAATTGAAACGCAGACCGACAATGCAGCGCAAGCGGCAGCAGCTTTAACCGGAGTTGATACGGCTGGATACTCCAATATTATTAAAGGGAATGCAATTCAGCATATTGATAATCGACATGGCGCGAACGGAACAGCAGACCACAGCATGCAGAATATTGAAGATTTTTCTCGTATCGGGTTTGTGCTGGACAACTTTACAGACGCAGAAATTGTCCCGTCAAAAAGTATCGATAGCGAAACTGCAAAGCTGAGCAGAGAGTGGAGAAATAGTGACAATACCCATGCGCCACTTGTGCGGTACTCCATGCCGGTAAATGGCACGTACTATGTAGTAGAAGCAGTCCCAGCAAGCAATGCGCATGTTATGGCTGTCGTATCTGCATATATGACAGAAGGGCAAGGCAAAAGCACCCTCAATCAAGAGTCAACCTTGCCCGTGAACCGAGCCAGTGACGGTACGTCCGAAACGTTCCTTGATAGCATGTTGGGTGCTTCTAACCAAAATGTAGCACAGGCGGCTGATTCTGTCAATAGGGAAAATGTGGGGGCTGACGCTTCGACGGGTGCAGCGCCTGCCGGATTTGACCCATTAAGCCATGCGAGCAACCAGTACGGCGCGATTGAACCGGGCGAGAATCCGACGCGAGTCGTGGATTTTCCGGTTTCTATGGACGGAGAAACAAAAGTCAGCAGGTTCTCCCGGACAGCGGCAGAGGCGCAGATCACGACAGACGAGATGGTCGGAAGAATTGAACAGCTTGTACAGGACGGAAAGCTCAGTCATGAGGTCTACGGTAACAAGCAAGCTATCGAGGATGGCGCAAAGCAGATTGAAAAGCAGTACGCCAGAGGAAAAACCATCGAACAGATTCGCAGTGAGTTTATTCGCGACGCAAACGCAGGAAAGGCCGGGGCAAAATTCGTTTCTCAGGGTACGACACTGTATGCAGACGCTATCGCCGAAGGGGACTACAACGCAGCGTCCGACATTCTGGTTGCACTGACGGCGGTTGAGACAAACGCCGGTCAGACGGTGCAGGCGGCAAGACTCATGAAGTCCTTAACGCCGGAGGGCAGAATCTTCACGGTGCAGAAGATGGTTTCCAATTTGGAAGCGCAGATCAACCAGAGGCGAGCTGCAAACAAACAGATCGAGATCAATGTTCCGGATGCACTTTTGCAGACGTATCAGAACGCCGCGACGGCAGACGCGCAGGAAGCCGCTTTGCAGAACATTTATCAAAATGTTGCAGACCAGATTCCGACATCTCTCGGCGAAGCGGCGCAGCAGTGGCGGTATTTCTCGATGCTGGCGAACCCTTCGACACATGCAAAGAACATCATGGGTAACGTCTCCGGCGCAGTTGCAAAGATCGGCAAGGATAACCTTGCGGCGCTCATGGAAACTGTTTTCATCGGGAACAAAGAAGGCCGAACGAAAGCATTCTTAAATCCTTTGAGCAAGTCAGACCAGAACCTTCTGAATCTGGGCTGGGCGGACTACGACAACGCAGTCGATCTTTATGAAGACAGCACGGGGAAGTACTCCAACACGGCGGGTGACATCAATGACAAGCGCCGGTACTGGAAGATCAACGACCCGCAGAACGCTTTGACACGCGGAATTGACAAGGCTTTGAATATCGCGGAAAAGGCGAACAACCTGAACAGCAAGGCGCTGGAAGTGGAAGACATGTGGTTCTCGAAGCCGATGTATTCTGTGGCGCTGGCCGGGTATATGAAAGCCAATGGGCTTACAGAAATCACAGACGCAGCTAGAACCTACGCAATGACCGAAGCGAAGAAGGGCACATATAACGATTTGAACGCCGTATCCAAGTGGGCGACATCTCTTGGAAAGGGAAGCAAACTCGGACGGTTCTTGTCCAGTACGGTCTATCCTTTCAAGAAGGTCCCGGCAAACGTCATGGTTCGGACGGTGGAATATTCACCGCTCGGGTATCTGAAAGGGGCATGGGATCTCATTCAGATGCAGAAAGGGAATCCGGATATCACGGCGGCCAAAGCAATTGATGATTTCGCGGCGGCAACGACAGGCACGGCGCTTCTCGGTGTCGGCGCGATGCTTGCCAAGCAGGGAATCCTTCGGGCGACAGGCGTTGGCGATGACAAGGAAAAAGAGCAGCAGAAGAACGCCTTCGGCGCGAAAGATTTCTCCATTCTGGTTGGAGATACGTATATTCCCATTGACAGCCTGACGCTGGCAGGGACAGGGCTATTGACGGGCGCGCAAATCTGGGAGGCGGCGCAGAACGCGAGAAACGGCGATACGCCGATCTCGTTTGAAGATTTTCTTGATGCGCTGTCTAAAATCACAGACCCGGTGTTTGAGCAGTCAATGCTCAGCGGCATGGACAGCATTCTGACGACGATTCAGAATTCCGACAACGCGGGAACCGGCGAGCTGCTGACCAAGATGGGCGTGCAGATTATCGGAAACTATGTCGGGCAGTACGTGCCGACGGTAGTCGGGCGCGTGGCGGCCAGTCTGGATAAGAACCAGAGAAGTACCTATCTGGAACCGGACGGCGCTTGGAGCCCGGTGCAGTCTGCCGTACAGGGTGTACAGAAGAAGATTCCGGGGCTTCGGGAGAATATGGCCGTTACCTACGGAAACTGGGGCGTTCCGGTCGAAGGAAACGGGGCAAACGGCTTTGGAGAAGCAGCGTTCAAGGCGGTCACGCCGGTATATCCCTCTAAGCAGAAGACAGATGCAGTGGAAGAGGAAATCGCGCGGCTGCATGATGTAAACGCGGAATATTCCAACTTCTATACGAAGCCGCCGAAGAGCATTGCGGTAGACGGGGAGAACATCAAACTGACCTCTGAGGAATATGCAAAATACACAGAAACAAGAGGCCAGACGGACTATAATCTCCGGAAGAATATGTTGGATAGCGATATCTACAAGGGACTTCCGGATAATGTAAAGTCTAAGGCAATGAGCCTTTCGCAGGAGTACGCGAACGCGCTTGGAAAAGAAGCGGCGGGCGTTGGCTATGAAAGCGATGAGAAATGGATCAACGGACTAAAGGGGAAATCCGACGAGGAGATCGTGAACGCGATTCTTGGACGAGCCGTTGAGAGTGAAAAGTACATCAGCGACGAAGCAAAGAACAAGCTCGGGAATGTGCAGAAGCTCTATGACTCGCTTGCGTATGCCGGGGTATCCGACGATCTGAAAGAATCTGCCAGAAAAAAGGCGGCAGAGTACTTTCAGAATGCAGAAAAGGCGAAATTCGGCTATGAGCTTTCCGAAGAGCAGCAGAAGCTTGAAGGAAAAAACCAGAAGACGCTTGCAGAGTATTTCCTTGACGAAGCAGTCAAGGCCAAGTACAAGGACGCGAACAAAGACGGAACAAACCGGGACGAGCTTTTGCAGGCATACAACGACAATGAGCTGAACGACCGGACGGCAATTGCGGTTCTGTCTGCCCGTGAAGTCGATGCGTATCAGAAGTTCGGAAAGGCCGCAGGCGTTACGCCGCAGATGATGCTGGAAGCGTCCAGCGCGCACGCAAGGATGCATGAGGTCAAAGATAACGACGGCATTGTGACCAGCAGCGTGCAGAATCAGTATGACGATTGGCTGGATTCGAAGAATCTGACCGAAGAACAGAAAAAGGCGCTTCGCATGGGCTTCTACGGGGATACGGTAGATACCTATAACAAGCTTGTGGAAGACCTTGATCTCGGAAACATTACCGTCGGAGAGGCGAAGCAGGAACTATCCCCCACATACCAGTATGGCTGGACGCACAATGTCAGCAGCACCGGCGTTCAGATGCGCGATTACATTTCCAGCATGGCGGCGTTTGAGAACGCGCCGACAGAGGAAGAACGCGACAAGATGGGCTTTGACAGCAAGTGGGAGTGGTTCTGCAATGAGCTGAACAAGAACACGGAACTGACCAAAGAACAGAAGTACGCGATCGCGATCAGCACAGACCGCTCCATGTCTGAGAAGACCAAGAAGAAAATCGCGAACAAGCTTGGCACGGCGTATGTCGCGCCGACTACGCAGACCGACGGTTCCGGAGCGTCTTCGACGGCAGTTTCCAGCTCTGGCGTTACGGCGGGCACTTCGACCGAAAGTGCCACTTCCGGTTCCGACAACTACGCTTCCAACGGGACTGGCGGCGGAACTTTCAGCGGATGGAGCAGCGATGCAGAGGAAAAGAGTCAGGCACAGAAGGCCTACGAGCGGTTCGGCATGGCGGCAGGAGCCACGGAAGCCATGTATCAGGAAGCAAAGGCGGCGCTCAAGAACATCGAGACGGTCTACGACATGGACGGAAATGTTGTGCGCAGCGCGGAAGATCAGTTTGATTCCTGGCTCGAACGACGGGACTGGACGGAAGACCAGAAGGACGCAGTACGCGCCGGGTTCTACGCGGACTCGGTGAAGAACCTCCGGTATCTTTCCTCGGAGCTCCGGGAGGGCAATATCAGCGTCGCGGCGGCGAAGAGCGAGCTTTCGGCGAGAGCGCAGACCGGATGGACGCACAGCGTCATGGACACCGGCGCGGCAATGGCCGACTACATCGACGCATGGGCGCAGTTCAAGGAAGCCCCGAATGCCGACGAGCGGAAGTCACAGGGCTTCGGAACGAAATGGGCTTGGTTCTGCGATTATCTCAACCAGACGGACATGACAGCGGAGCAGAAATACGCGATTGCCGTCAGCGTTCAGGATTACGCAGAGAGCACGAGGAAGAAAATCCAGAAGAACGTCGGCTGGGATGGGGTATCCTCCGCAGAGCAAGAGCCACAGGGGGAAACCTACGACATCCGGACGGACGATGGATACCGGGAGTATCTGAGCCTGCTTCTCAAGCGGAAAGACCGGTATGAGGCAAAGGACGGCTCCGTGTGGACGCTTGGCGCGGACGGGGAGGTCATTGCTCGGACGAAGGACGGACGGCAGCTCCGGGTACGGGCGGTACTCGGGAAAAACGGCTTTGACGACGAACCGGGTGAGGGATACACGGTCGGCTCTAAAGCGGGGCAGCTTGCGTATAAGATGATGCAGAACGGCGTCATGAAGACGTGGGACGCGCCGGACGGGTGGACGTGGAAGCTGGTTCGCGGGGAGATCATCGCGGAGAAGAACGGGACAAAAATCCCCGTCCGAATGGCCGGGTAAATAGAAGGGAGCGCCTATGAATGAAGTAGAAATGGAACACAGATTGACGGAAACGGAGGCACTGACGCGGGACAACACGCGCCGGATCAATGATCTGGAAGCAGACTACAAGGTCTTACAGGAATTGACTTCGTCGGTGAAGGTCATGGCAGAACAGTTTAAGACGATGAACGAAAAGATCAATAAGATCGACAAGACCGTTCAGCGTCTTACGGGCAAGCCGGGGGCAATGTGGGAGGGGGCGGTGAAAACCATTGTCACGGCGGTAGTTGGAGGAATCATTGGATATGCGCTGTTCAGGCTCGGTCTGAAAGCATGAGAAAGGAGTACGGTATGATGAACAAAAATTGGTGGAAGGCTGCGGGTATCCGCGCGGTGAAAACGGTGTGTCAGACGGCGATTGCGACGATCGGCACGTCGGCGCTTTTGAACGAGGTCAACTGGATCGCGGTTGCGTCGGCTTCGGCGCTGGCGGGTATCCTGTCGCTTCTGACCTCGGTTGCGGGTCTTCCGGAGGTGGAAAACGAGTGATGCTCATCGGACAGGCGAGCATTGACGAGCGGGGAAAGATTTCCGGCGGCAGCGCCGGAAATCAATCCGGCTGGGAGCTGAATATCCGAGACTGGTATGCCAACGGCTGGACACTGGTCCTGCGGCCAAAGTGGAGAACCACAGCAAAAAAGATGGCGGCGGCGTGCCGCGCGGGCGTGGGAAATCGACACATCGGGTATGACCAGTGGCAGAGGAATACGCTGCGGTATTACGCAAAACTCGCCAAGTGGAATCTTGCGGCGGTCACAGACGACTGTGAGACGGATTGCAGCGCCTTTATGGCCGTCTGCGCGGAGGCTGCGGGCGTGAACATGGAGCCCACCTACACAGCAGGCAATGCCCCGGCGACGTTCCAGATGCGGCAACAGTGGGGCAAGACAGGTGAATTTGAGCTGCTTACAGACCGTAAGTATCTTGATTCGCCGGACTATCTCTTGGAGGGCGACGTGCTCGTCAACGAATCGAGACATACGGCAATGGCACTTGGAAACGGCGAAAAGTCGGAAGGAGAGCTGGAAGTGGTAGAAAAATCGAAGATCATTGTAGACGGCAAGGAGATCGAAGTCGACCGGATTCTCAAGGACGGCACGAACTATATCAAGGTCAGAGACCTTGCGGCGGCGCTCGATTTGGAAGTGTCGAATCAGGGAAGCATTGCGGTTCTGAACAGAAAGTAGGGGAAATATGCAGCGCGGATTGCCATTAAAGCCGCGCAGTGAGTGGGAGCACCTGATTTCTGAATGGATTCACAACGCACTGTATCGGGAGATCATGCGAAGGAATATCTGCGACGGGGAAACGGCAGAGCGGTTGGCCGAACGGTTCGGGTTTTCTGTGAATGGTATGAAGGGCATTATCAAACGATGCACGGAAGTTTTATTGAAGGCAGACGCGTAAGCGCCTGCCTTTTTCTATGCCTTTTCTAGCCTTTGGCTTGGTTTTTTGTTATGGCGTTTTCCCACAGAATGATGGTAGGAACTGGCCGGTTCACTATCTTTTTGGGGGTATTTTTATGGAATACGCAAGCAACGGAAAAGGCAACCTCGGCGTGACGCTGGGCGCGATCGGCACCGGTCTTGGCGTGCTGAACGGCGGTCTCGGCGGCATCCTCGGCGGATTCGGCGCGAATCCTGCTGCGGCTGCGGCTATGGCTGCGGGGAACAGTGACAACCGGTATGTCAGCCGGTATGAGGCTGGTCAGTCCGCACGAATCGCAGAGCTGGAGACGGAAGTGAAGCTGCGCGACGCGAACGCTTACACCGACAAGAAAATGCTCGAGCTGTACCAGTACACGGACGGCAGAATGCGCTCGATCGAAGAGCAGCTCTGTCAGCAGCGCGTGATCAATGCGCAGACCACGGCGAATATCAGCTGCATGCAGAATGAGATCGCGGCGCTCTCGGCCATGACGAAGACCGTCATTCCCATCGGCAACGTCTGCCCGGAGCCTATGCAGCGGTATAACAGCTGGACGGCACCGACAACCAGCACGACGACCTAACGTACAAAGGGGCGGCAAACGCCGCCCCAACGTCTCAGGAGGGGCATATGGTAACAATTGATCAGGCAATGCGCGGCATCGTGCGTTTTGTTGACACGGAGATTCTTCCACATCTTCCGACCGGGAAGGGGATCGGAGCCGGTATCGCGATGGCGCTTATGATGGACGGCGGGAAAGAACGAATCCTTGCGCTGCGGGAGAACCCGGTTGTGCAGATGATGGGCGTTATGGACGAGACAGGGAACATCAATATTGACCGGCTGTACAATGCGGCGAGACCAAAGTTTGAGCAGCGGCTTCCGGTTTCGATTCCGTTTATCGGGGAGCTGACATTTGACCAGAACGATGTTGACAAGCTTTACAGATACATAAAGGAGGCGGTATGATGGAGTACATAAAAAAACTGCATGAGAGATTGCAGGAGCTGATGGAAAGACCGGCAACGACCGGCAATGTGGAGGAAGTCCGGCTTTATGCGAAGACTATTCGGGCGCTGGAAAAGCTGGAGCTGCATGAATCGTTCACGAAGGAAGATGCCATTTGCTGGGTAGAGCATATGGAAAACAGCGACGGAACGAAAGGCGCACAGTGGACAATGGCAGAGACAAGCGCGATGGCGAAGGAAATGGGCGTATATCTGCCTGCTTGCATCTGGTATGCTGCGGTGAATATGATGCGCTCGGACTACTGCATGGTGGCGAGAAAACACGGCGTGGATAAGCCGGAATTTTACGCGGATATGGCGCAGGCGTTTTTGTTTGACAAGGACGCGGGGGAGCCGGAGGAGAAGATTTCTGCGTATTATCATTGCATTGCGAAGAAGAAAAACAGCACAAACTAAATTCATTATTGGTGACGCTGATTTCTTCACTCTGAAGCGCTGAATTTCGTGTCACTTTTCGTGTCACTTTTCGTGTCGCTATTTGTGATATTTTTGTAAAAGAACGCTTACTATTGTATGTGTTCTTTTACCTCTCAAAAACCCGGAAACCATTGATATACAAGGAAAAACCCGCAATCTCAGCTGATTGCGGGCTTCCATTTATTGGTGCGCGAGGCGGGACTTGAACCCATACATATTCGCTCAAAAATACAGTGTTTTCAATGCGCTTTTAATTTCGTGTCACTTTTTGTGTCACTTTTGAAAGCAGAGTTACGAAATTCAGGGCTTCGGGGCGAAGAAATCGGAGATGGATTTTACAGAGGCGGCGATGTCGGAATCGGCAACGTGCGTGTAAATTTTCCGCATAGTCTGATAGTCTGCCCAGCCACCGATTTTCATGGCGACCTTTTCAGATACGCCAAGATGATAGGCGAGAGAACAGAAGGAATGGCGTAGGCCATGCGTGCCGATTTTCGGAAGGCCGTTGGCGGCACAGATGCGGTTGACCTGCGCCCAGATGGTATTGGGGTTACAGGTGACAACGAATTCGGAATCATGAGGCGCGGAGGAAAGAAGATCTTTCAGGCGCGGTATCATAATCGGTATCGTGCGCCGGGAGGTCTTATTTTTATTGTCCGGCTTATTGACGATCTTGTTGTCTTCATCGTAGACGGTCGAACCGCGAATATACAGAAGGTCGTTTTTCAGATCAACGCTGCGCCATTTCAGACCCATGATTTCAGAGCGCCGGAGGGAGTGAAGACCGAGAAGGGCGGGGATTTCGCACGGTGTTCCTTCGATCGCGGAAAGAAACGTCTGGATTTGTTCCGGCTGCAAGAACGGGTGTTCCTCTTGCGTAAGTTTTGGGAGATACACGGTGAATGTTTTTCCCGTCTGATGCTTCACGGCGGCAGAGACGAGCGCCCACGCGTTTTTTACGGATTTCGGGGATACGGTTTCAAGATTTATGGCGCGCTGGCAGAGCGCGTCTGTAAGGCCCGAGACGGGCATGGACATTAAAGATTGCAGGCGGTTATTTTGAATGGTTTTATAGCCGCGCTTTGTGGACGGAGAAATCGACTTTTCGTTTGCGGCCAGATAGAGATCGATCGCGCCGGAGACGGTGAGTAGTGTTTTTTCCTCCGGCGCGGAAAGATAGCCGAGCTTGAAGTCACGCGCTTCCTGCTCGGCATCTGATTTTTTTGCAGCTGTAAAAGAATATGTTTTCCCGTCTACCTTTACCCGGCAGCGATACGCGCCGGACGGAAGCTGCTTGGCTTCGGGAACGCTGATTTTCTTCATATGATTCTCCTATGCGCGAACCCAGCCGATGTTTGGGTTGCAAAGATCGATGATCAGCGCAACCAGAGCCAGCGCCATAATGACGCACAGCCCCATAATAATCATGGAACGCGTGTGAAGCCCGCGTTCATAGATCCGCTGCATCTGCTCTGCGTGCGCCAGTTCCGGGCAAGCGCTGCAATCTTCTGGGTTCTTTTCGCTCGGTATTTTAATATTAAAATAGGCATTCAGATCGACGCTGCACGCACGGCAAATCGGCCCGACAGTGTAGACAGACGGGTGCTTGGTATCTCCGCGAAGATACTGCGAAACCGTATTCAAAGCCAAGCCTGTTTCGTCTGCAATATGTTGGTTCGTAACGTGTGCGGCATCTTTCGCGTCACGGCAGATTTCCCACAACTTTTTAACCAAAACACATTCCCCCATATGTTTTAATGAACAAAACCTATGCTGATGTACGCGATAAGTGGACATTGTGTCTCGACATGCCCATATAGAACGGTATATTCTGGAACTACAGGCAGCTCCCACTACTGCTTGGCAAACAAAGTCCCCGCTGCTCGGTGGCTCGGCGGCGGGGCGTCACTAACAAATTAGACGCCGCCGGAACGTATTGATGTCTTTAGGATGAAGCATTGGACATCCCGGACTGGTAGCCATAATTGTAACCATCGGTCCATGCAGCGTTATAGTCAAAAGAAGCACCATCGGAAACGCCTTCCTCGTAGCCCTGCTCGTATGCGTCGGCAATGGCTCCCTCATATTCGTGGCGAAGCTGATCTTCTGCATGCGAATAAGCTTTTCTATAGATTTCGTCTTCGTTATATCCGCCAGAATAGACCGTGACAGGTAGCTCACCAGAACCATCTTCGTATCCGGCTTCATACCCTTCTTCATATGCTGCGTCATAGATATCATCTATTTCCCCGTCATACTCATATTCCAGCTCACTTACGGCATTCTCATAGCCAGCGTCGTATCCATTGTCATAGTCGCTGGAATGTTCATCTAGTGTATCGCTTTTTCCATCCTCGTAGCCGCTTTCGTAGGCATCGCTGACCAATTCTTCTTTTGCATATTCAATTCCGTTTGCTTTCCCTCTTGCGTATTCAGCATCCAGAAGTTTTACAACGGCAAAGCTACCCAGAAGGAGAAGGACAACAATGGCGTTTTTGTAAGTACTTACGGTTTTCTTTGCTTTTGCAATATCGTATTCTGATTGCACATGCATTTTATTGTAGGTGTAAGAAAGAGATTTGTACCGTTCTAACAGGATGTTATAGCTATCCTGTAAATTCTCATCGTTCATATACCACATCCCCTGTCCAATTGTCAGTACTTTTTGAGAAAACGAGTGTAGAAAAATCAAAATGGAATTTGTAGGGTATTCCTATTGATAAATTAAAACATTTGTTCTAAAATACAATTACTGCCTCAGAGAAAGAAAGGAAGACGCGCATGGAAAAGGTGAAGGAACAGTATAAGAAGTCAAACAAGGTCTATGCGCAGCTGAGCGCAGAGAACAAGCAGAAGATCAACCGTCTGATTGCTGAGACTTTAGCAAGGCAGCAATCGCAGCGTCAATAGCGGCGCGGTTCGCCGCATTCAACTTCATATAGTCCGGATTCAGCCTGTCACCTTCGGTGGCGGGCTGATTTTTTTCGTCTGTCTCGCCCTTGAGCCATTCGACAGTGACACCATACTTGGCAGAAATCTCATAGAGGTAACGTAGGTATGACTTGTTTCTTCCTGATTTCCACTCTGCAACAATATTGTGTGGAAGCCCTAAATAATCAGCCAATTCCTTGCTACTTCCGCGAACTGGCTTCCCCGATTCGTTGGTCGGGAAAAGGGAAAGTATGCGGTTTAACGTTTCATCCATATTTGAACCTCTAAATTTGTGCATTTGTACGAAAGTAGTAAATACTACTTATTTTAGGTTTACAAAGTAGTATTTATGAGTTATTATATACGTGTACCAAAGATAGCGCGAAGGGAAAGCACATCCGTGTGGCTGGTACACGGACGGCTCCCGCAGGTTTCAGTCTCTACCATACGGTTCGGCTGTATCCCGGTTCTGGTTGACCGGAGCCGAACAGAAACCAACCTCTGTTTTTACCGTTTGGCTGATGCACTTCGGTATCCTGCACCACCGCTGCATCAAATCGGGAAAACACTCCGTTTGGTTACGGGCGAGCGTTACCCGGAGACGCGGTGAAATAGCATGATAGCCTTAATGAATTTCTTCAAGAGGCGATCACCCCTTTCACCTGGTATTGCCACTATCCAGCTGGATACTTGTGACCGGCGTTATTGAAGGTAAAGACCCTTAGGAACGGGGCTAAGATTGATTGGCATTCTTATCTTAGCACCTTTTCCTTTGGGTTGTCAATGAAAACTACTCATATTTATGAGGAACAGGGGGCGAGAATTGTTGAATTTGAAAGAACTCCGGCTGAATGCAGGTCTTACGCAGGCGGAAGTTGCGAAAAAGATGCACGTCAGCCAAGCGGCGGTTCACAGATGGGAAACCGGAGATACCCGAATCGCACGAAAACATCACAAAGGGCTTGCTAGGCTCTACAAATGCACGATCGACGAACTATTTGCGGGAGGTGAAGAACATGCCGAAGGCGGCGGTAAAGCGGACGCTTGATTACAACCTGTCCGCAAGAATTCAGGGCGAAATCAAGGCGCAGGGGGTAAACACCAAGAAGGCGTGTGAGTATGCGGGCATGAGCAAGCCGACACTTCTGAAACTCTATAAAAGCCCAACGGCATACTTCCCGCAAACGCTCAAGCTTATGCGCTGCTTGTCTATCCCGATTGCCGACGTGCGGGAAATGATCTGTTACCCGTGGTAAGGGAGGCGAGAGATTGAGCAAAAGAAGCTTTGGCGCTTATGTGAAGGCAAGACTGCACGACCTGAACATGACGCAGGCCGATCTTGCAGACTGCTGTAACGTGACGCAGAGCCACATCAGCAATGTACTAAACGGACGGGCGAGCGCCCGGAAGCTCAGACCGGTCATCATCTCTGTGCTTGATCAGTGGGAAGCGCAGAGGAAGGAACGGAGGAAACGGCACCAGCCGTAAATTTTAGGAGGATTGAAACAAATGAAAGTCAGATTAACATTTTTAGAGCCTGTGCTTGGCACGTGGCCGAGCAATGAGAACGTGGCGCGGGACTTCATCGCGTCGAAAGCGCCGGACGCTTCTACAATCGAAGACGAGATCGCGGCTTTGGGCGCGGACGTGGTAGCCGACAAGGGAATGACGGTGTTCCCCCGCGCGAACGGGTGCCCGGTTCTGTATGACTACCAGATCAAGGGGTTCTTCAAGGACGCATGCGGTATGCTGACAAGAGTCAAGAGCACGAAGAGCTCGAGCTTGAAAGCTTACAAGAAGATCATCGACGGTTTGATTTTCGTCGAGCCCCGGCACATCCCGATTCAGACGAACGGCGAGATCGGCGAATGCCAGCGGCCTTTGCGAGCGCAGACCCCGCAGGGCGAGCGTGTCAGCTTGGCGAATTCTGAGGAAGTTCCGGCGGGCAGCACGATCGAGTTTGAAATTACGATGCTGGACGAAAAGACGCACAAGGATATCGTCTTGGAATGGCTGGACTACGGACGGCTCAGAGGCATTGGCCAGTGGCGGAACTCCGGAAAGGGACGTTTCACATACGAAGTGCTCGATTAAGCGCGATGGCGGGGCCGGGAATGGCCGTGATTGGCACAGCAAAGCAAGGGCATAGCGCGGAGTGGCAACGAAATGCAATGGCAATGACAGGAAAAGGCGTAGCCGTGCGGGGCTCTGAGTGGCACAGCAACGGCGCAGCGAGGCAACACGATTCACAGCGAAGGCTTAGATAAGCTACGAGAGCAAAGGAATAGCTCCGAAACGCTTCGAAAAGCAACGGATAGGCGATGAACCGCATAGTGTCGCGAGGGAGAGGCATGGCTCCGAACGGCGAAGACAGGCATTGAACGGCAACGGCGTGGTGTTGCAAAGCGTAGCAATGGCGTTGTGTTGCAGCGTAAAGTACGGTAAAGGCTTCGACTTCTGTGTGTAGCGAGGGCATGACTTGGAGCTGCGTAGCGAAGCAAAGGCTTGGTCGTGCAATGCTAGGTACGTAAAGGCTTTGAATGCAATGTGTGGCAACGGCACTGTAGAGATTTGATGTGCCTCGCAAAGGCGAAGAATAGTCTGGCTTCGCGGCGGCATGGGATGCTATGTTTGCGACGGAAAAGCGAGGCAGGGCTATGCTAGGGAATAGCTACGAGAAGCGCAGCGGAGGCAAAGTGCCGCAAAGCAATGGCAAGGCAAAGATTGCGCGGTAAAGGCGAAGTAAAGCAAGGATTGGCAACGGCGTAGTAACGCACGCTTTGCTCTGACAGGCAAAGGCAGAGATGGGCACTGATCGGCACGGCAAAGGCAATGTAAAGCTCAGCAATGCGTAGCGGCGGCAGGGCTGCGAAGGGCTCAGAGACGCAAAGGCTATGCAGCAAACAGAAAAGCCCCACTCGGCAAGGAAGATTATTTAAGGAGGATGAAATGAAAATTACAAAGGAGCTCCTGCGGGAGAAAGGCGCATGTGCAGCCGGATACGGGGATTTTCTGAAAGAATTCCCGGAAGAAAAGTATCCGGATGGCGTAGAGTATCAGGATTTGCTGGACTGCTGCGCGGAGAAGGGTTTCAGCTACGGGTCATGGCTGCTTTCCGTATTCGGCAGGACGGATGATGTCCGGAAGGTCGACGGCGATCTGATCACTGAAAAATCAATCATTTTTGCTGGACGGCTAGAAGTTTCCGGAAGTATCAAGGCAGGCGGTGGCATCGAGGCAGGCTGTGGCATCATGGCAGGCGAAGGCATCAAGGCAGGCGAAGGCATCAAGGCAGGCTGTGGCATCAAGGCAGGCTGTGGCATCAAGGCGGGCTGTGGCATCAAGGCAGGCTGTGAGTTTGGCATTTACGCAGGCCTCCGCGTGAGAATCACAAGCGAATACAGAAAAATTATCGCGAAGAACAAGCCGGAGAATATCATGTGCGGCGAATTTGTGGAGGCAGAGAATGAGTGACGTTGAGATTATCACGGAGTTAAACCACCGGGCGGCGCGGGAGCGCGAGCTTGGCGAAAGGTGGGACGAGATCGTGCGACTTCGCAAGCGGCAAAAGAGCCTGATGAAGATCGCGGAGACGGTCTGCTTCTCTGTGGCGTGTATGCTACTGGGCGGTACGGCGGTTATGATCGGGTTTGGGATGTTCAAAGCGGCGATCACGCTTGGCGGCGCGGCGGCGTGCTTCTTCGTCGGCGCGGTACTGACGGGGGCATGATATGGAGCATCCTTGTGAGAGCTGCACAAAAGGGCGCGGGGAGAATTGCATGTGCAACAGATGGCGGGAGTGGTTCCGCTACACATGCACGAATCCGCCCGAAGCGCCGCAGGAGCAGAAGGTCACGTACCGCGATATCGTGTTTTGGACGGTGTTTACAGAAGCGTGGAGGTAGGAATGCGAGACTACAAGAAACTCTACGAAATTGTTGAATACTGCAAGGCGTTCCAGAGTCAGTTTTTTGAGTATCTGACCGATGGCATTGTCGGCGGAGACGATACGGTTATGGATATGCTCGAAGAATACGCAGACTGGACCGAGCAGGGATTCACGGTGTGGAGCGAAAGTAATTAAGAAAAGGAGTTTAAAATATGAGCGAATGTAAAGTGTTTGTTTCTCTGGAAAAAGACCAGTATGAAGAGCTGATTTCGAGACGCACGCAACTGGAAATTATCGAAAAGGCATACAAGGGGATGGAATTGTATCGGTTCGACGAGTTCATGAAGGTCCTCTTCAATGTAAATGTAGAAGGCAAATAGGAGGTAATGGCATGGCGAACTTTGAAACCGGTGTGAGCCGGTACATTAAGGCTACGGCGACCGTGGAGGTATATTTCCCGGTCGATCTGAAAGGGAATGCATACATCTGCTGTGATGCTTGCCAGTTTTACCGAAAGAGCAGCAGCCGGTGCGGGCTGACGAATGAGCCAATGCTCTGGTCGGGGCGCTATGTCGGCGGAGATTGCCCGCTGAAACCAGCAAATGAAATGGAGGATACATAATGGGAATTCCAGTTTTGATTTTAGGTGAGAGCGGGAGCGGGAAGTCGACTTCGCTACGCAACTTTATGGCAAAAGAGATCGGCGTATTTAATGTAGCGTCGAAGCCTCTGCCGTTCCGGAAGAAGCTTCCGGTTATCAATGGTTCGAGCTACGGTGAGATCATGAACACGCTCAAGGCCGGACAGTTCAAGTCTTACGCAATTGACGACAGTCAATATCTGCTTGCTTTTGAGTTCTTCGACCGGGCGAAGGAAATCGGCTACAACAAATTCACGGATATTGCGATCAATTTCCGGAATTTGATTCAGTTCGTCATTACGCAGACGCCGCCGGACTGCATCGTTTATTTCCTGCATCATACGGAGACCTTGCAGGACGGGACGCTGAAAGCGAAGACGATTGGCAAGATGCTGGACGAAAAGCTTACGGTAGAAGGTTTGTTTTCGATTGTGCTGCTCTGCCGGGCGGAGAAGGACAAGCACTATTTTGTTACGCAGTCAGAAGGGTATTCCACGGCGAAAAGCCCGCTGGAGATGTTCCCAGAGCAGATCGACAACGATCTGAAAATGGTCGATGAGACGATTCGCACATATTGGGGCTTGAACCCGAAGAACAAAAAGGAGGAAGCAGAAAATGCAGAAGGTTAATTGGGACGAAGTTCAGGAAGCACAGGAATTTGACAATCCGACGCCCGGGGCGTACATCGCGAAAATCTGCCAGGTACAGGACGTAGAGGAAAAAGAGTACATCAAGATTGCGTGGGACTTCGCAGAAGGCGAGTACATGGGCAACAACCGCGATACATACAAGCGTGCCAGGTTCTGGCCGATTGTTCTGATTCGTTCGTACAAGCCGAAGGCGCTTCCGTTCTTCAAGGCGTTTAAGACGGCGGTTGAAGAATCCAATCCCGGATACCGGTTTGACGAAGCCATGCTGGACGGGCTGAGAGGCAAGCGATTTGGCGTGGTGCTGGGCGAAGAAGAATACCAGAAAAACGACGGGTCTACCGGTACGCGCCTCTATGTGGCCGCCGCGCGATCTGTACAGGCCATTCGGGACGGAGACTTTACGGTTCCTGCAAAGAAGCTGCTTGCGGCTCCTACGACGGCGCAGAGATTCGCAGCGCCTGAGAGCGGTACGCAGGGGTTTGGCGGGTTTACGATGATGGACGAGGATGACGGCGATCCGCTGCCGTTCTAAGGCGGTGGCGGGATGGCAAACAACAAAGACCCTGCCGTCTTGTTTTACACGTCGGATTTCCTATCCGGCTGTGCCTTGATGGATATGCGGGAGCGTGGGCAGTATATCACGCTCCTGTGTCTCCAAAGAGAGCGCGGGCATATGACGATGCAGGAAATCATACGGGCTGTCAAAAAGCCGTCAGACGAGGTTATGAGCAAGTTTCAGAAGGATGATGACGGAAAGTACTTCAATCGCCGGATGGAGCTTGAAATCGAAAAACGGGACAAGCATTGCCAGCGTCAAAGGGAGAACATCAGCAAGCGTTGGAACAAAGAAAATGATAACTCTGGTATAGCGGATGGTAGTGCTTGCGGTAATACCACGGTATTACCTTTAGGAAATGGAAATGGAAATAGAAAAGAGAGTAGTTCTATTTCTGAGAAGAAACGTAAGAAATTTATACCACCTACGTTGGAAGATGTTTCCGCATACGCGAAGGAGCGTGGAGTCCCGAATCTGGCGCAGAAATTTTTCGACTATTTTTCTGCCGGGAACTGGGTCGACGGGAAGGGCGACCCCGTCCGGAACTGGAAGCAGAAGTTTTTGACGTGGGAATCACGGGAGAAGGAAAGGATGACACATGGAACGGGCACAAATGCCGCTGGCGCTCAAACGCCGACTCGGGACTGGGGACTTGACGCGATCGTCCTTTGACGCGGCGGCCTACGAGCAGCTGGTATGCGACTCTGAGAACGCAAAGGTCGGAAACCTGACCGGCTATGACTGCCCCGTCTGCCGGAACAAGGGCTACGTGATGGAGTACCGCGACAAGCGGAGAATTTGCATCCGGTGCGGCTGCATGGACGCGAGGGCAAGCATCCAGAGAGCGGCAGAAAGCGGGCTGCAAGACCTCCTGAGAGACTACACGCTGGAAACGTACCAGACCGTGGAACCGTGGCAGGCGGCAGCGAAACGGGCGGCAGAGCGGTATCTGGAAGACAAGACGGGGTGGTTTGTTGCGTCCGGTGCTGTAGGCTCTGGGAAGTCCCATTTATGCGTGGCAATCTGCGGGAATCTGCTTACACAGGGAAGGGCTGTACGGTACCTCATGTGGCGCGACCAGATCAACCGGCTTAAAGCGTTTACCGAGCCGGAAGAACGAGATGCGCTGCTCAAGGCATACAAGACGGCAGATGTTTTGTACATAGACGATTTTCTCAAGTGCGGCAGGAACGAGCAGCCGACGAAAGCAGACCTTGACGTCGCACTGGAGGTCATTATGGCGCGGTACAACCAGCCGGGGAAACTGACGGTCATCTCGACGGAACGGAGCGTAGAAGAGCTTCTCGATCTTGACGAGGCGCTCGGTTCGAGAGTCTTTGAGCGGTCAAAGGGTCACTATCTCCGCTTCACGGGAACAGACAAGAATTGGAGGCTTCGGCGATGAAAGAAGAATGCTGGATCGTCATTCCGGATATCATTTCCGGGCTCTATCCCTGGCTGATGCCGGAACTTGGAAAGCCTATCCGGGCGAAGAAGTACCCGCAGAAGAACAAGAACATGACGTTTTATCTGGTCAGCGTCCGCGACCCGGAAGAAGGCAGAGACAAGAAGATCGTCATCCGCGCGCCGGAGTGCTGGGAGGCGGAAGTGACGGTGCAGGTCAGGAGGAAGGAATGAATAATTTCGGACCGTGCGCGAAGGACTGCCCCAACCGGAAAGCCGGTTGCAGCGCGTCCTGCGAGGCTTGGAACGCCGTGAAGGGAGAAAGGCTGAAAAGCTACGGCAGGCGCGCCGATATCATCGACATAAGCCAGATGACCGATGGCGGGGCGAGAAACTGCCGGAGGACAGCAAGAAGGAAACGGAAAATAGGAGGGGCGATGTAATGCTGACGCATTTGAGTCTGTTCAGCGGCATCGGCGGGCTTGACTTGGCTGCGGAATGGGCAGGATTTACAACCATCGGGCAGTGCGAGTTTGCCGACTACCAAACAAAGGTGCTGGAAAAGCACTGGCCGGACGTGCCGCGCTGGCGGGACATCCGGACATTGACAAAGGAGAGTTTTTATGAGCGCACAGGATTTCGAACAGTTGACGTTATTTCCGGCGGATTTCCCTGCCAGCCCTTTTCCGTGGCTGGAAAGCAAAAGGGAAAAGAAGATGATCGTTACCTATGGCCGGAGATGCTCCGGGTTATCCGAGAGCTGCGCCCGCGCTGCGTTGTCGGTGAGAACGTACCTGGAATCATCAAGATTGCCGCCGGGCAAGTGGTCAAGGATTTGGAGCGTGCAGGCTATCACGTCGTCGTGCTCAATTTTGAAGCTGCGGCTGTCGGAGCTTGGCACAGGCGGTCAAGGGTGTTCTTCGTCGGAATCGACGAAACTGTTTCCGACACCGAAAGCAAGCGACAGCAAAGGGAGCGGACCCGCGGGGAGCAAATCGGCGGAACACGATCTTGTGCATGGAAATCTGCGCGGTGTGGTTTTGTATGCGACACCATGTGCCAGGGATTACAAGACTGGGCAGCGGGAACGATACGAAAACCAAGAGCGGATGAATGCCCTGAACGATCAGATTGGTGGGCAACTGAACCCGACGTGGGTCGAGTGGCTCATGGGATTCCCAATCGGGTGGACAGACTTAAATGCCTCGGAAACGCTGTAGTGCCTCAGCAGGCATACCCGATTTTTAAGGCATTGAGGGAGGAAGTTTTGAGATGAAGGGTGTATACAAACTCATACTGATATCGGAGGAGGACGCGCTATGACAGACAAGGAAATTATACAGGCGCTGCGGTGCTGCGAAAAAGAAGTTTGTGCAGACGGTGGTTTATGCCCGCTTTTTAGCGACGCGGATTGCATCGTGCATTTAGGCGAGGCAGCTACTGATTTGATCGAGCGCCTGACCGCCGAGAATGCGAAGGCAGAAGCCGAGAGGGACGCGCTGCAGGAGAAACAGCGGTGGATTCCGGTGACAGAGCGGATGCCAAACACGATACCTTGCAACGCCGGTACGGAATACAGCGAGGCTGTAATTGTGTGGACAACTGGAAATAAGGCGATGATTGCTGTTTGGGACGGAATTGACTTTATTTGCCCGACTGATTTTTGGGAGGCATGGGGCGAGGAAATCACCCACTGGATGCCGCTGCCGGGAGCGCCGGAGGAAGGAGAAAAGGCATGAAAGCTGTTTTAATCAACATCCGACCGAAGTGGTGCGAGAAGATCGTAAGCGGTGAGAAAACGATTGAGTTGCGCAAGACGCGCCCGAAGATGAACCCGCCGTTTAAGTGCTATATCTACAAATGTGGAAACGGCAAAGTCATCGGGGAATTTCTGTGCAATGAGATCATCAAAATTAACGGCGCGGGAAGAATCCCGTCGGATGCTGCGCGGCCAACCTGCCTAAAGCCTGCGGAGCTGCACCAGTATCTCGGAGCTGCCACCGGCTTCGGCTGGCACATCTCAGATTTGCGCATTTACGATCACCCGCGCGATCTGTGGGAGTTTACCGGCCTGCGGCAGACAAAATACGGCCTTGCGCCCGGGCCCATCACCCGCCCGCCGCAGAGCTGGCGGTATGTGGAGGAAGAGCTATGGAACGATTGACTTATTTCAAAGACGGATACTGGCGGGTAAATTTCAGCGGAGTGCAGTACCAGGCGGATTTTGTTGATCGACTTGCGGCCTACGAGGACATTGCCGAGTTGTGCGGCGGGTTTGACCGCCTCCGCGAGCTTGCCGAGGCCGACAAGGACGGGCGTGTGGTCGTGCTGCCGTGCAAGGTGGGCGATACGATTTATTTCGCCCGCGCCCATCCTATTCTCCAGTATAAGGTCACAGGGTACGAGATGGGGGAAGCAAGTATCTCGCAGGTTCGCAGCAAGCACGTCGATAAAGAAACAGGGCTAACGTTTAATTTTACATTTAGACAAAGTAGCATTGGCAAAACCGTATTTCTCACCCACGAAGAAGCCGAGAAGGCTTTGCAGGAAATGGAGGGCAAGAAGGATGGCAACGAAACGAATATGTGACCGCTGCGGGGCGGAGATAAACCCCACAAGCTCTGCGACGTATGTGAACGTACGACGCGCGTTCCTTGCGGAATCACCTGATATTGAGCTTTGCTGCTCCTGCGCGATGCAGCTCAAGGAGTGGATAAAACCGCTGGTAGAGGAGGGCAAGTGATGGGCCAACATAAACACAACCCGACCGCCATTGCGGCGGCAAAAGGCGAGCTGCCACCTAAGAAGCGAGAGCGGCGGCTGACCAAGCGGCAGGCGGAAAGGCTCTTGCGGCTGAAAATTATACAAACGATCGACCCATTCCACGCCCTGCCGGATGGGATGGCCGGAGTTATTGCAGGAGGTATGCCTTATGGCTGATTTTATCCGGCGCGAGGATGCGTTGAAAGCTCTATACAACGACTATGCTTACGCAGCGATGGACGTTATCAAGAGACTGCCAGCCGCCGACGTTGCGGAGGTGGTGTATGGGCGGTGGATTTTGCACCATACCGTAACCGGCAATCCATACACGGAATGTTCAAATTGTTGCACAGATTTCGCATTTAAGACGGATAAAGGAACATTCGCCAAACTCGATATGCGAGACATGCCCTACTGCCCGTTCTGCAGCGCGAAGATGGATGGAGGTAGCAATGGAGAGTGAAAAACTGGTTTCTGCCCGGTGCTTGAAGCACAAGGCGGAACGGTTTTCTGAACAAGAACTGGAACGGATGTGCTTTTCCGGCGAGAAATGCGGAGATTTTGAAGAAAGGAGATTTGAATGTTTGGAAGAGCAAAATTGAAAGCCGAAATTGTGCGGCTACAATACCGTGTGGCTGAACTTGAAGAAAGGTTATGCCCGTGTGAGGAACACGATTGGAAAGAGGTTGGGTATAAATTGTCCTTCGGCGATTTCGACGTTTCGCGGATATGTACCTATAAATGCAGGAAATGCGGCAAAATCGTCACAAGAGATGAGGATTAGAGGATGAACACACACATTACAAACATCAAGGGCGACTGGCAGGAGGTCGTGGACACCTGCCGCGCCACCTCCGGAAAAGGCTCTTTGGGACATGAGCCGAGCGAGGATTTTAAGCGCCGGATTTTAATTGCCGAACACTCGCCGATTCGGCGGATCTCGGTATCGTGGGTTTGGCAAGGCATTAAGAGCTGGATTGCGACGCACTGGTCAAGGCACAAATGGGAGTGCTTTATCTCCACGCAGAGAACAGACCGAACCGGAACGCCGAGGGACAAGCTGCCACAGGACGCACCGGTGATCTTCGAGGGAGAAGCGAACGTACAAGCCCTGATCGATTCCATGCGCAAGCGGTTATGCAGCCAGGCAGACCCGGAGACGCGCGCGTATGCCGAGGATTTCAAAGCGGCGCTGCATGAAATTCAGCCGGAGATCTCGGACGTGTTGGTGCCAAACTGCATTTACCGGTGCGGATGCCCGGAGATGCAGACATGCGGTTTGTATGAGAGCTGGTCCCGCCTTCGACCTGAAGTCATGAGTACCTACATCCAACACAGATACGACATCTACAACAGTATGTTTTGGAAAGCGAGGGCAAAACGTGGGAACGATACTGGCGATTGACCCGGGGAATATGGAATCCGGGTATGTCCTCGTAGAGCACGACGGGAAGGAAATCCAGAAGGTGCTGGACGTTGGGAAGACAACCAACGAACGGATTGTAGAAAAGATGATGAATGACCTGCCACTGATAAGTGATTTTGCAATCGAAATGGTGCAGAGCATGGGGCAAACAGTTGGGCAGGAGGTATTTGATACCTGCGTGTGGGTTGGACGTTTTTGGGAAGTTGCGCGGTATGCTTATGTAGGAATCAGCGGCAAGAAGACAATTTATCGCAGAGAAGAGAAGCTTTATCTGTGCGGCTGTCTGAGCGCGAAAGATAAAAACATCCGGCAAGCCTTGATTGATCGATACGGCGTTGTAGGCACGAAAAAAAATCCCGGTTTCTTTTATGTGAACGGTACGAAGTTTGCAAAAGATATGTGGCAGGCGATGGCTGTAGCAACAACGTATTTCGATAAGTACATAAGGGGGATACAGCTATGAACGATCTGGCGAAGCGTATCCGGAGCAGCAACGCGGCATACCTGAACGCAGGAATGGAAGCGGGGATGCAGAAGGCAATCGACCTGCTATTCGTTGCGGCGTATGAACTCGGGATGCTCAAAAGCCCATCGAAGGCAAATCAGTTGTTGCAGAAAATGCAAGAACTCGAGAAGGAATACGGCGTTGCATGGCTGGGCAAGAAGGAATCCGACGAGGCCATTCACAGAATCGATTCGAGCCTCAAGAAGCTCTGCGGGGCGTTCTTTCAGCCGTTTTTCGAACGGAACGAAACAATCAAGGATTGGTGGGACAAATGAAAATTGTTTTGGAACCGTGGGCGATCATGCCCACAAGGGCGCATGAATACGACGCGGGGTTAGACCTGTATTCCGCGAACTACGATATTTGGATATCCCCCGGAGGAAGCTTCCTATTTGATACAGGCGTTCACATTCAGCTGCCGAAGAATACGGTTGGATTCATCAAGAGCAAAAGCGGTCTGAACGTCAAGCACGGAATCACAAGCGAAGGGGTTATAGACGTCGGCTACACCGGAAGCATCATGGTCAAGCTCTACAACCACGGGAGCAATCCTTACAAGGTCTGCAAGGGCGACAAGATCTCGCAGCTTGTTATACTGCCCTGCATCCTTCCGGAGCTGGAAGTGGTCAGCTCGCTCGAGGAGACGGAACGCGGGGAAAATGGGTTCGGGAGTTCGGGCAGATGATGGGGAGATATTACAAATACGGCGTGTCGCTTGACGAGCTTGTCGGAAGAGCATAAAGCAAAAGCTGCACCATATCGGTGCAGCTTCTCTTTTATTCCCACGAGCGGCGGGCGGTGTCTTCTTCATAGTCAGCGACTGGCGCGATATCAACAAAGGCCTCACGCCCGGTTGAGCTACGGTTGACACGTGTGACTTGCGATAGTTTGCCTTGATGGACAAGGTAGTCCCCAACCTCCACGAAATGGATTGCGTCAAAGCCCGGGACGAGCGCCTCAAAGTTTGCCATGTCGACAGTCCCTATTTTGTACTCACAAAGGCGCCCAGCGTAAAGGTTATGCGATTGCTCTGTCCCATGCAGCTCGGCTTTAATCTCCTGCAACTTCCAGCGGGAGACGACGATCACTGCGTCGCGCAGCAGCCCCAGCGGGATGTTTTTTGGCCAGCGGCTCTCCAGTTTGGCTATGTACTCATCTGCCGTCATAATGTCCCTCCTATTAAAGTGTCCCAGCGCGCCCAAAGCGTGCTTTATTGCATTGCCTTATAAAATGCAAGGCTCCAAACGCCTTGCTGCTCGAGCGTTAGGCATTTGTCAAAGTTGGCCGTAAACGTGTCGATGTCGATTTTTCCGTACTGCTCGGCAATCGCGCGGTCGATCTCTTCGGTGGCTTTGCCCATCGCGTGGAGCTTGCGCACCATAATGGTCGCCCATTTGATGGGGTAACGCTGCGCGTTGTCAATGTCGCTCTGGCTCTGCGTCTTTGTCGCCTTGCGGCAGATCGCAAAGATCACAGCGAGCGCCTGGATCTGCTCGGCTGTCATAGTCGTCACCTCCCTGCTCATGTAGTCCCCAATCCAGCCGCGCAAGAGCTCGTTTGGGTTTGTTCCGTCTTCCTGCGCGGCGGCCTTAAACGCTTCCGCGTCTTCTCGCCGCATCTTGCACCCGATCACGGTGCGGTTCTCCGCGTCCCACTTGTTGCGGGCGCGTTTCTGTGCATCAGTTGGCATTTGGATTCCCTCGCTTTGGCTTAGGCACGAGCGAGCCGCTCGTACTTGGTGGTGTATCCCGGGACCATGATGCAGGGATGTTCGTCGCCGCACAGGACATCCTGCAAGCGATAATTGTAACCGTTCAGCGTGACGACGATCTCGTCAGCAGCGTTTTTCGCCGGCGCGAACTTCTCGGGGATGATGACGTCAAGCGGCTCGGAGACGGTGGCGTCGGTTTCGGCCGTGGTGTAGATGCAGCGCTTTTCAGCTGCAAGCATTCCGTAGTTCTCGTAAATAGTAACCTTCATTGTCGTTTCCTCCTGCCCCGTGTTGGGGTTTGTTTTTGTTTTGCTGTATGACCTTATTATATACGGGCAAACCGTATATGTCAAGCCCTTTTCAAAAATTTTTTTCGAGGGCATTTTTTGCAATGTATTTGCGAGGATTGCATTATAGTGTGCTTAAAGTGCTGCATGACGGACAAGGCCAGATGCGGCGGCTCGATTACGCCCATGCGCAGCCTGATTTCACAGATGGTAAATTCTGATTTTTTTTGTCAAGACCCTGCGCCCACTATTTTATAAAATTTTTTCAAATCACGGTTTGGCATGTATTTTCAAGCTTTTTTGATGGGCAAAAATCAATATTTTTGGGAAGCAATAAACGGCTTTTTATTGGTGGTCAAAAAATCTGTGATATATATACATCTGGGGAGATTCAATAAGGGAAATCGGAAACTTCGTTTCCGAATTTCCCGTTTGAATCTCCACGTACAGTGCATTTTCAGCACACTGCGTTTTAACTCAAAATGTTCGGGGAGGTGGGCTTATATGGCTGGCAAAGCAGTGTTTCCGCTGTCTTACAAGCAGACAGTGACGGCGATCAACGATTACAAACATAAGGTCGAGACAGGGGAGTACCCAAAGGCCGATTGGTGGCATTTTTGCGGCACAATCGGCATGGATGCTGAGAGCGTGTCAAAGGCGATCAAAAATCCTCCGGCTAATAAAATGGACGTGGCGCGCGAGCTAAAAAAGTTTGCTACCTGGATTCGCGGGCAGTACAACACCGCTCCGGGCTGGTCCGGCCCGAACTCGTCAAAGAGCATCTTTGCCAATAAGCAGGACTTCGACGGCTGCAAGATGATCGATAAGGCCGAGGATGGCAAAAGCTCGGGTGAGCTGACGATCAATATTGAGTTCGGCGGGTCCAAAACGGCTTTCAAGTAGTCAACGCCACCAAATATCTATTTTGTTGCGTTCGTATTTCGCAAATAGTTAGTAGCGTGCCGAGTTTATAGGTAAATGCGCAACTTTATGCTATGTAGTAGACATAGTTATATTACTGTCAACCATCATTCGGCATAATGACGGGCACGGCTGGGCGCGGGCTGCATGGCTCGAGGGGCGATAAGGGCGGCGCTCGCAGGCCTATAAGCCCCCGCGCGTTTTTTCTGAGGGCATGCGCGCGGGAAGGCGCTGCCGGGTATGCCCTCCCGCGAACGATCTGGCAATGGAGGGGGTAGCGGAAAAACAGGGGGCGCGGTCTCCTGTATGTATAGTTATATCCAGCTCCCCCATGCATGCCCTTCCAAAGCTTTTCCCATTCATTGGGAGGGGTGGGAGAAAAACGGCGGACCCCTTTGCACGAATCGAATCTCAAATTTTTCAAAAATCCCGTGTTGACCTTGGCGGCGAGCCAACGTTTCAATCCTCCTTACTTTGGCGTCCCGGAGCAATCCGGGCGTCAAGGTGAGCACGGGCGGAGGGCGCTATGGCGAGAAAGCAAACAGCAAAGGGCGGAGCGATCACGCTGAATCTTGGCTGCCCGAACAGCGAGCCGCAGAGGCGGTTCTTTGAAAGCCGGGTGAAATACACGTGCTACGGCGGAGCCAGAGGCGGCGGAAAGTCGTGGTGTACGCAGAGAAAGCCCGTGGGTGGTTGCATTGAATATCCGGGCCTTCGGATACTGGTTATCCGCCGGAGATATGAAGATCTGGAGAACTCTGTCATAGACCCGATTCTCAAGCTGATTCCGGAGAGCTTGGCTACATACAACGTGCAGAAGCATCTTCTGACGTTCGTGAACGGGTCGAGCATCAAGTTCGGCAACATGGACGGGTACGGCTCGGCGGTTACGGGCAAGTATCAGGGTCAGGAATACGACTGGATCTTCATGGAAGAAGCGACACAGTTCACGGAGCAGGAGTTCCGAGGGATTGCGGCTTGCTGCCGTGGCGCGACGCCATTTCCGAAACGGGTCTATCTGACGTGTAACCCGGGTGGTGTTGGACATCAGTGGGTGAAGCGGATCTTTGTCACGAGAGATTTTCTTCCGGAAGAAAACCCGGACGATTATCTGTTCTTGAAAGCGACGGTCGAGGACAACGTCGATCTTCTGAAAGGGTCTCCGGATTATGTAAACGCGTTGAACCTTCTGCCGGAGGATGTGAGAAGGGCGCACCGGTTCGGCGACTGGGACGCTTTGTCCGGCGGGTACTTCCCGGAGTTTACGATCAAGACGCATGTGATTCAGCCGTTTGCAATTCCAACAGGCTGGACGAAATACCGGGCATTCGACTACGGCCTCGATATGTTCGCGTGCCTTTGGCTGGCTGTGGACTACAACGGAAGGACGTATCTGTACCGAGAATATTCCGAATCAAGGCTGATTGTCTCGCAGGCGGCGAATGCCGCGATTGTATCGACGCCGCCGGGAGAACGAGTTGAATATACGATCGCACCGCCGGACATGTGGTCTACGCAGAAAGATACCGGCAAGACGATGGCGCAGCTATTCGCGGAAAGCGGACTTCCGGTCGTCAAGGCGAACAACTCGCGTGTAGCGGGCTGGATGGCGGTCAAAGAACTCTTGAAGCCTTTGAGCGATGGAAAGCCGGGGCTTTTGGTGTTCAACACCTGCAAGGGGATCATCGATGATCTGATGGCGATCCAGCACGACGACAAGAACCCGTCGGACTGCGCCAAAGAACCGCACGATATTACACACCGGCCGGATGCGCTGCGGTATTTCTCGCAGCTTCGGACGCTCAAACCGGAACAGCAGGTCATTGCAGACGAAGAAGAGCACGAAGAAAGTTACGGCGATTACATGACCGGCGGAGAAGCAGACAGCAGCTACCTGGATTTTTAGGAGGACAGTATGACAACGCCTGAATGGGTATTTTCCAGAGCAATCCATTTGATGGACGAGCAGAACGAGTCGAGCGGCGCAACGACGACCGCAGACACGCAGGAATACAGGCTGCGGACGATCAGCATTCTGAATGTCCTGCGGCACGAACTGTTCCCGTATTCCGATACGTTCCAGACGGGAGACGACGGGAAACGCGTGATCTGCCCGGAACTTACGGATTTCTCGGATGAGATCGGGTTAGACGATGTGATCGCGCAGGGAATTATGCCGTATGGTTTGGCGGCGCACCTTCTTTTGGGTGAAAACGATTCGATGGCGAGCTTTTTCAACGAGCGGTATTCAGAGCTTGTCGCGACGCTCGCGGCAAAGAAGCCCTCCGTATGGGAGGAAATTACCCCGTATTACGGATTTTGAGTAAACAGCGGCCTACCAGAGCCGTGAATATGGCCTACCAGAGCCAGAAACAGGAGGAAGAACATGAACGAGTTTATGGATGAAGAATTCGGCGTAGATCTGAGCGATCTTGTTTCCGAAGACGACGGCAACCAGACCGAAGAGGAAACCAGCGAAGAAGCAGCCGAAGCGAACGAAGAAGAACAGGAGCCTTCGGAAGAACCAGAAGAACCGGCGGGGCAACCGGAAGCGGAGCCCACAATGGAACAGAAGGAAGAACCGGAAGAGCTGTTTGATCTCAAGTTCAACAAGGAAATCCGAAAGGTGAACCGCCAGGAGGTCACGGAGCTTGCCCAAAAGGGGCTGAACCACGACCGCATTTTAGAGCAGAGAGACCACTTACAGCAGGAAAACGCAGAGCTTTTGAAGTTCAAGCAGGACAACGAGGCGATTATCGGGCTACTGGACGCGGCAGCTCAGAAATCCGGCACAGACAGGAACACATTTTTGCAGTCGGTGCGGGAAAACGCTTATGTCTCGCAGGGCTTGAGCCGGGACGCGGCACACGAGCGCGTTTTACGGGAGGACGCAGAGCAGCGGCTTTCCAGAACGGAAAAGGCGGATGCGGAAAAGCAGCAGGCGCAGCAGGGGCAGGAGCTTGCCCGGCAGCAGGACATCGAACGGTTTTTGAAGCTCTACAAGGATGTTGACCCAAACACGATCCCGAAGGAAGTCTGGGACGATGTCAGAAACGGCGAAACGTTAGTTTCTGCCTACGGCCGGTACGAGAACCGGCAGCTCGCCGAGAGTAACCGCAAACTCCAGGAGAGCATCAACGCACTCAAACAGAATGAGAAAAACAAGCAGAAAAGTATTGGTTCCGCGAAAACAGAAGGAAAGGAGACGGCGAAGGACCCGTTCCTCGAATACCTGTTGAGCGACGATTGACAGGAGGTAAAAAATGTCGAAAACCATCAATCTTGCGGAAAAGTATTCCGACAAGGTACAGGAAAGATTTTATCAGGATTCTCTGACGCAGAGTTCCTTCTCGAAGGACCTCGATATGGAATTTGTCGGTGTCAGAACCGTCAAGGTCTATGACCCTGACGTCGCGCCGCTGAACGATTATACCCGATCCGGCTCGAACCGCTACGGCACGCCGCAGGAGCTTGCGGACAATCTCTACGAGTTCCAGATGAAGCAGGATAAGGGGTCCACATGGACCATTGACAAGGGCAACGCAAAAGAGCAGTTCAATATCAAGACTGCAGCAACGACGCTCAATCGCTTTATGCGCCTCGTCGTGACCCCATTCATCGACAAGTACCGTTTCAAGACCTGGGCAGTGAACGCAGGCCAGCACGTTGCGCTGACGGCGGCGCCGACGAAGAGCACGATTGCCGGTATCATCATGGATGCGACCTGCGCACTCGACGACAAGTTTGTCCCGCAGGAAGGAAGAACGCTGTACATCCGAAACGATATGTACAAGCATCTCAAGCTCTGCGACGAATATGTCAAGCTTGAGGGCATCGGCACGAAGGCGCTTGCCAAGGGCGTTGTGGGCGAGTTTGACGGCATGCCCGTCAAGAAGGTCCCGTCCAGCTATCTTCCGGCGGATGTGTATTTCATGATCGTCTTCAAGAATGCGGCGATTTCCCCGATGAAGCTGAACGATTACAAGATTCACACCGACCCGCCCGGCGTTTCCGGCGATCTGGTCGAAATGCGCTTCATGTTTGACGCTTTCGTGAAGCCCACGAAGGCAGACGGCATCTACGTCGCCTGCAAGACGGGGACTGTAGCGGCAGACCCGACAATCGTCATTGCGTCGAACACCGCGACGATTACTTCGGAGACTACCGACGCGGTGATTCTCTACACCACGGACGGCAGCGACCCGCGTTTCAGCGATACCGCGAAGACGTACTCGGCATCCAGCAAGCCGACGCTTGCTTCTGGCGAGACCATCCGTGCGGCAGCGACGAAGACCGGCATGTATTGGTCTGGTGTGGCAGAGGGCACGAACTGAGTATAAGGGCAGCGCAAGCTGCCCTTTTCCCAAATTGGAGGAAGTATGGCAAAAATCGTAACTTCGGATGTCGCGAAGGTTTTACAGATACAAAAATTTCTGGGGCTCAACGAATCGAAGGACGGCGACACGCAGCTCAAAGTCGGCGAGGCCTCGAAACTTGAAAACTGGCAGGTCACGCCGCAGTACCATTTGAAGGTTCGACCGGGTATGCAGGCGATGGAGACCTTTCAGGGAGCCGTACGCGGGCTGTGGCACGGCTTCGTTGCGGGGGAGGAAGTTACTCTCTGCGCAGCAGATGGCGGCGTATGGAAGATTTCCGAAGGCAAGACAAGGCTTGGGAACATCACGGACGCACCGACAACGTTTTTCGGATTCAACAATAAGGTCTATATGCTCAACGGGCACGAATATCTGTCGTGGGATGGCGCGGGAAGCGTGAAAACGGTGGACGGGTATATTCCGTGCGTGGTAACGGCGGCATCCCCCAAAGGCGGCGGAACGACGCTGGAAAACATTAACCGGCTGACGGGAAAACGGCGGGTGCGCTTTTCGGCGGACGGCGAGAGCACAAAATATGTCCTCCCAGAATCCGGACTTTCGTCCATCGACCTTGTTTATGTCGAAGGGACGGAAACAGCGGCAGAGAAGGACGCGGCAGCCGGTACGGTCACGTTTTCTACGGCTCCGGCAGCCGGGAGCAACAATGTCGAGATTTATTATACCGCGCCGAACAGCCTGCGTTCTCAGGTGACGGCCATGCGGTATTGGGAATTTTTCAACGGCGCAAATGATACAAGAGTGTTTTTGTACGGAGACGGAACGGCGAAGGCTCTGTATTGCGGCATTACAGAAAAAGGCGTTGCGTCGGCGGAGTATTTCCCAGATCTTTATGAAATGCTGGTCGGAGATGAAAATACGCCCATTACGGCGATGGTCAAGCACTATGACAGGCTCCTGACATTTAAGCCGGGAAGCGTATACGCAACGGAGTATTCGACGGTGACGCTGGCTGACGGGGCTGTCACGGCGGGATTTTACACGATCCCACTGAACCGGGAGATCGGAAACGAAGCGCCGGGACAGGTGCGGCTTGTCTACAACTTTCCGCGCTCGATGTACGCAAGCGCGCTCTACGACTGGAAAATGACCTCCTCGACGGTTCGAGACGAGAGAAACGCAAAGATGGTGTCAGAACGTGTACGAAGCACGATGCAGCGGGCAGAGCCGGAGAAGGTATTTATCTTTGATGACGACAGCAAGCAGGAATACTACGTGTTCCTGAACGATGCGTCCGGTACGGCGCTGGTGCACCGGTACATTGAAGACGTTTGGTATAAATATACGAATCTCAAGGTCGTGTGTGCATGCAGAAGCGGAGATGACATTTACTTCGGCACGTCAGACGGGAAGCTTGCGCTGTTTGACGAGCTGGTGCACAACGATTTCGGGCAGGAAATCGGGTGCACGTGGGAAAGCGGCAATATGGACTTCGGGTCAGATTACCAGAGAAAGCACAGCTCGGTGCTCTGGGTGAGTCTCAAACCGGCGGCAGGCGCGCGATGCACAGTATCGGCAAGGTCTGACCGGAAGAGCG